TAAGTTTCTATAATACTATGAAACTTTGTTCCACGTGATGTTACTCTACGGCTTTCATCAGGATTCTTTCGTCTCCATTCAGCAAAAAACTGTTGTTTGCCGTAGCCAACAACAGTAGTTACACTGGGAAATTCACCATCTGGAGTGCTATAGAATCTTTTACCTTCTTTCTGAACTTCAGATAAGGTAACATTAGATTCGATTAAATTATGTTTAAATTGTTTAAATAAATTCACAGTCATATTATATTATATCACAAATATCAAGAAGGGGAAATAACTTGTCCAGATGCTTGACCAAATTCCTTGACTCTTGATTTTCTTGGAGTTTTTAAACCTGGTTCTGGTTGAATTAACTGCGCAATTGGACTATCACTTGGAGAATATCTATCATCAGATTCTGGTGGATTGTATGGGCTTAAAAATTTATTTAAATCCGATGCTAATTGTTTTGCGGCCAGAATTCCCAATCCAGCTTGAAGGCCCCAATTCAGAAGATCTGTAAAATTAGGAATAACACTAGATTTTTCATCTTCTTCAGTTAGTTTAATACAACCACAATCTTTTTCTGTTTTAGTTTGATAACGTTCGCAGAGAATTTTTTCTACTAGTATATTTCTTAGCATAATGATTTCCTCAGGCTAAACGTGATCCTCTGGCATATTTAAATTCATTTTCTTTTTGGGTTCCCATGCTAGTAAGTTGACCAGCAGGAGGCAATACAGAACCTTGGAATCCAGATGAAGAGTTGGATGTACCTTGAACAGCACCCATTTGTCCCAATGTATTTCTGGTGGCTTGTTGATTTTGTTGGGCCATGGCAGATTGAAGAGTCATTGCTTCTGGGCGATTTGGTCTGGTAGCCATTCCCATATTAGAACTTCCTCTATTTCTATTTCTATATTGACCCCCCGACGGAGTAAATTGATTATTTTGAGGAGCTGATTGTCTAATTGCATTTTGTAGAGATTGAACATATGGAGAGACTGTAGAGTTTTGTTTTTGAATTCCATTTGGCCCAACTACTTCACCTCCCATAGGAACTTGACCTAAGGCTCTCCTATCATCCATACCTTCATATGCTTTGGGATTTTCACTTGCTTTATCCAATGCAACTGGAGGTGCAATTATTCCACCACCGGGACCACGCTTTGGTTGCCCTTCAGGTTCACTTGATACATATTGGCGTGTATATGGGGTTGTGCTGGTTGTAGTAGGTTGGTTCTTTGCAGGAACAGATTGTGGTTGACCTTGAACTGGTGCTTTAGTTTGTGCATTCGGTGCCTGAGACTGACCTTGAACTGGTGCTGGCGCAGAAGCAGGCTTTGGTGTTTGTGTTTGAACTGGTGTTGGATTGAATACAGTATTACCCGATTTATCTGTGCTAGCAGTTCCTGTAGCTTCTCTTGGTTTATTAGTTGGACCAAAACCACCAAAAAAGTTTGCTACATTTGCTGACAATTTACCAACAACACCTAAATCATACTTTTCTGGATTGTTAGCCTGATCTGCTGCTTTTTGAAAGAATGATCTATTATCAGTATTTACTGGCGGTTGTGCTGTATTTTGTTCTTTGTATTTGTCAATTGAATCTTGTACAAGAGGAGCACTGGAATAATATGCTTGCCTTTGTGTTCCTGGTTTACCAGATGCTGCGTCTCTTTCTAATTGTTGTTGTGCGGCGGTTTTAGGAGCAGTGGGAGAACCAAAATTTTGTTGTGTGCTGTTTGCTCTTGCTTGTCTTCTTCTATCTTCAACTTCTAATGCTCCGGGAGCAGCCATAGATGGAGCATCCCAAAATCCTTCATTCAAATTAAATGGATTCTTAATTGCATTCTTTGTATATGCAACACATGATGGCTTGTTTGCCGCATCCATAGCACCAAGACCCTGAATGGCATTTTGAGCAGCATTGACAGAAGTCTGATTGTTGCTAAAGTTTGTTTGTTTGTATGGATTGTTTTCTTTTAACACTCCAGATACTGCATCCTTCAAAGAAGGCTTTGGTTGTGGAGGAACATTGTTTTCAGGCTTTCCGTTGAAGAATTGCTTGACTTCCCAATAAAATTGTCTATCTTTAATATTATCCATGGCTATGAAATATTTAGATTTACATAAATACTTAAAAGGTATGAAGAAACAGGTACTCCTGTTAAACCAAGATAATAGCCCACTCAATATTATCACTATTGGTAAAGCTTTTAAACTATTAAGTCGTGACAAAGTGTACGGAGATGAAACTTCAGCCGAATGCTATGAAGTTGTATCTGTTTCAAAGATTGTTAAGATTCCTAAAGTTTTAATTTTAAAATATTATGTAAAGTTGCCATATAAGAAGGCAGCAGCATCTCGTAAAAATATTTTGAGAAGAGACAGCTATTGCTGTCAATATTGTGGTATTGAACTTTGTGATAAGACTGCAACGATTGACCATGTAACTCCCCGCTCAAAGGGTGGTGGGTCTACATGGACTAACATGGTGGCAGCATGCAAAGATTGTAATCTGAAAAAAGGCAATCGAAATCCAAAGGATGCCAAGATGCCTTTAAGAAATAAACCAAAGGAACCAAGTTATGGATTCCTTTTTGAACACATGCTAATTACTTTTAAGAGAGACAAATATGCCTAATTATTCTTACATTTGTGAAAACTGTGAACATATTTTTGAAGAAACTCATTTGATGAAAGACCATGATCTTCCTATGAAGAAACCATGTCCCAAATGTAAGAAGAAGAAAATTCAAAAGAATTGGTCCGTACAGGCAAATGCTGTTCATTTTAATTCTACAATGTCACCGGCCAAAGTAAATGGCAGTGCATGGAAAGAAGTTATTGATAGAATTAAAACAAGTGGCCAAGTTCCAAAGAGATTCCATGAAAGATTGGATAGATCTTCAGATTTTAGAAATGGCCGAGCATATTAATTTTTGCTATTGACCAAAGATTTCAAAATATAAAAACTGTCAATAACATCCGTAACAGGATTACTCAAAGTTTTTTGACCAAAGACCGTCAATAGATCGGTCTTTGTTTCATTTTTGAAGGCTTCGTACATTGCAAGTTTGTCCGAATTTCCCTTCCCAGTGGCACATTTTTTAACTTTGGAAGGTTCGACTATAGTGACCGGTATAGCCTGTTTGTACAGCTTGTGCTTCAGAATCCCCATGTTCTCTGCCAAATTGAATACACGGCCTTTAGACCCAAAAGAATAGCCTTCTACGGCAACCTCTGAGGCCCCAATACAAAGATTGATGGCCCAATCAGATATGCTGTCAAATCTGTCTACATCAATATGATATTCCTGAAAAGATTCCCCGGTAATATTTGGAGCAATTTTATCAGCATATTTCTTTGTATTGGTCAAATAATAAAAGAAACAATTTTCAAATTTAAATTCTCTACGTTCATCATATAGACAAAGGCAGGGGCAGGTTATAGAGTAATCAATGCCGATTAACATATGGAACATATATATTTATACCTTGGTCAGAAGTGGTGGTTCCTTAGCAGTCTGATGAAATATACTTCGAACATCCCAAAAGGACTGCGTGGAATACCCACCACCTCTGCCTAAAATATTTATGTAAAAATTCCACCCTTGTAGGGTGGAATTTTTTATTTTATGCTCCTCGGGCTGGGATCGAACCAGCGACATTTCGCTTAACAGGCGAATGCTTCTACCACTGAGCTACCGAGGAAAGTAAATTACACTATCTGACATCCGCCTGCACTACAAGCATATTCCTTTGCGGATTCAGTATTGTCTTCTGCCTCGTATTTAGACAAGTCCTTAAAGTTAACTTTAACCTTAGGATGTGCTGAATAGGTTGCAGAATCAATCTGCTCAAAGGGTGCCTGAGCATAGGTGTGGCTATCACCACCGGGAAGGAACGAGATGCCTGTTGCGACATCAAAGTTTTCCCAGAGCCAGTTACCGACTTCAAGAAATTCAGAATCCTTGTAGTTGACGGTGATTGATGGCTTGTGATGGCAGAAGTGCTCTTGATAAGTTTTCCACAGATCAAGATGGTCCAGTGCGCGAAGTTCCTCAGTGGTCATGGTTCCCTTTGGAGCCTTCATCGCAAACGTAAAGACGGCAGTAGAAGTTGGGTTGATAACATCATCCTCACACGGGACGCCTTGATCCTTCATCAAATTGTACAGAGGATCTTTCTTGTCCAGACGAATTCTGCGGTAATAATAATCCGCATAGCGAGGATGCAGACCCGAGGCAGAGTCCACCAAACACGATGTAGTGCCTTCAGGCTTCACGCAAGTAACTGACTTGCTAGGATTGATTCCCAACTTCTCTGCCCACTTGAGATTCGTCGCAGTCGCATGATCACGAAGAGTCTCAAGAAGACGAACAAGCTTTGGCTTGCCTTCCAAACCACTGGTAAGCTTGTTGTCAAAAATACCTGTCATAGATACGCCAAGCAGTCTTTCCTCTTCACAGTTCTTCTTCCACTCGGGACGAAGGTATGGGAAGTTGGTAAAGGTAGATTGAACAGTACCAATGATTGTAGCGATCTCAATCTTCTTCTTCAGTGTTGCGGCAGTATCGTCTTGACGAACTACAACTGTAGAAAGATTGCAAAATTCAAATGGCTTGAGAATGATCTCTGAGCATGGGTTGGTGCCATACTCGCAGTCTGGATCGCGCCCAGACTTTGCAGCCTGTTCCTGTAGTGCCTTGCGATTGATCATTCCACGTTCACCGCTGTGGCTATTGTAGAGTGAGGTCCATTCTTCAAGGAATTGGCCCATTGGAGGACGGCCACGATACACAGCAGAGTTGTTGGCGTATGAACGGAAGCCAGCCTGTTCCCACCATGCACCACTCTTGCATAGTGCCATTTCACGATCAGCAAGATCGCTCAATGAGATCATCGCAGAACGACGAACACCACCAACAATAACTGCATTTGCAATAGCACAGCAAACATCGTGACACTCAAGAGCAGTCAGTCTGCGTCCTTGTGCGTTGTAGAAAATCTTCACGACAAACTTGAATAGATTGTCTAGAGGAGCAGGCCCACTAGCACGACCACCAAAAGTCTTAAGTCTTGCTCCAGCAGGACGAATCTTGCTTAGATCCCATTTAACGTGACGACCCGCATAGAGGTGATCTATGATGAATTTGATTGCGTTGCCCCAACCTTCCTTGGAGTCCTCAACAACATAAGTTATATTGAAAGACTTTTCAATCTTGTTAGCAACTTGTGGAAGCTTGTCGGTGTATTGATGTTCAACTGAATATCCAACACCAGTGCCATTCATGAGAACGACAAAAAGTTCTGCAAACGAATCAAGACTGTCGATTGGCAAGTATGAGCAATTGTATAAACAAGTGTTGTCGTGATCCAACGCAGGACCAGCAGTCATGAGGCTGCGCATGGAAGGAAGAACTTCTAGATTGAGAATTGCTTCCTTGACATCTGGGCGTTCAGCAAGTTGTGGAACCTTACCAGTAAAATACTTCCACCAACGGTCTACACATTCATCCCAAGTCTCACGACGATTTTGGTCGTTGAGCCAGCGAGAGTAGCGAGAGATGAAAATAAACGATTGAAATGGTGATAAAATTTCGGCCATAATTAAATTCCTAAGTGGGTTTCTTATTTATATTAATTCACCATCCTATAAATGGTGTTGTATTTAAAATTTTGTATACTTCTCCGTCTTTTAAAATACTTTTAACATATTTTAATTCTTTTTTATTGTAAACTGTTATAAAATATGGTTTTTTATAAAAATCATATATTACCAAATATTTTAATTTTTTACTTTTATTCATTATTAAGAATATGTAACAATTTATCAATCATAGTATACTCTACAAATTGATTATTGCCAACATATAATCCATTATTATGCAGATAGTCTGCATTTGGAAAACTATTGTACATATTTACTTTTTTCATATATGGTTGTTTAAATAGATTTCCGGCAATAAATGGTCTGTTTTCTATACCTGCATCAGTTAATTTAGATGACAAGTCTTTAGTATTATTCTTTTTTGATATAATTGGCATTGCAAATGAACTTATTCCATTTGAATTAAAATTAGTCTCATATTTTAATGAGTCCAACTTTGAAATATAATAGTTATAATTGTTATTTCTAACTTTTATATTGTTATCTAATTTTTTTAATTGCATTATACCAAGATATGCATTTATTTCTGTATTTCTAAAATTAAATCCATCTGTCAAAAATGTAAATCTACGGTCACATGAAGTTTCTATTGTTTCTTTATTTGGATGTTCTCTTAAAAATCCATGAGATCGATTCAAAAGTAGTTGGTGATACAGTTCTTCATTATTTGTTGAAATCATACCACCTTCAATAGTCGTTATATGATGGCCATAATAGAACGAAAAAGTTCCGGCTAAACCAATATTGCCTACTTTATTGCCATTGAACATTGCACCATGAGATTCACAACAATCTTCTATAATTTTGATATTGTTTTCTTGGCATAGAGCAATAAGTTCATCAGTAGCACCATTAAAGCCAAGAATATGAGTTAAAAACAAATAGTCAGGCTTTAAAGAAACAATATAATTTTTTAACTGTTCAATATCAAAACCAAAGTTGTTTAAATTATTGTCACAAAGTTGTAAAAAAGTACTTTCCTTTAATTGCATTGCTGGATTGATATTCGTTGGCCATGTGCAGGCTTGACAAATCATACCACCGGGTCCATATAAATCGTATAACGATTTTACTAACATCAAATTAGCAGAAGAACCCGAATTTACAAATACAGAATACTTGCAACCTTGCCACGCAGACCAATCCTGTTCAAATTGTTTTACATAATGGCCTTGGGTATATTTGTCTGTATTCAAAATAAAATTAGACAACTCTTTACGTTCATGGTCACTTATATTTTCTTTGGGCATTAAATTCCAAAACATGTAATATCCTTTGCTAATTTTTCTATACCGTCACTGAATTTTGTAAACTGAAAATCTGGCATTGTAGCCAATAATTTTTCAGATGAAACGTCTTTTCTAAAAACTCCATCAAGTGTACCATTAAATAACAATTCTTTTTTAATATTAAATTTATTCAAAATAATTTCTGCCATATTGCGAATAGACAAATTTTCTGGAGTTGAAATATTAAATGATCCCAATATATTATTTTCAATAAAATATTTTGTTATTTTTACAATATCATCCGAATATGTAAATTGTCTTAATGGAGCACCAGTTCCATACATTTCAATTGTATTATTTTCTGAAGAAAGTATTTTACTTATGAATGATGAAACAAAATGAGAATCTTTAGAAAAATAATGATCATGCTTTCCATAAAGATTGCTCAGATAAAATATAGTATAGTTGCTATATCCATATTGTTTACTGGCAGACCATAATTGAATATCTGCGGCTCTTTTAGAAAAAGCATATCCTAAATTTGTTTCTTCTGCCAATCCATCATGAAGCATATTTTCTGTCATTGGATAGCTGTTTGCATTTTTAGGATAAACACAAGTACTACTCATTAAAACTAATTTTGTATTCGTTTTTACACAATAATCGATTACATTTGTATTCATTAATAGATTATCATGATAAAATTCATACATACATTGACTATTTTTTAAAATACCACCAACTTTATTTGCTGCATGGATTATACAATTTGGTTTTTGTGCAAATAAATATTCAAATGTAGATTTTTGATCTTTAAGATCAACATCTTTAGAACTCAAATAATTTGCATTAAAACTATAGTCTTTAAATGTTTTACCTAAAAAGCCACTACCGCCTGTAAAAATAATAGACATATAGATTATCTAGACGTTAATGTCTGCCAAGAAACCGGGAAAAGGGGAGCAATTAATTTATCAATTGCTTTTGCATATTCCTGAATTTCCCATTGGGCATGTGCATCGATTCTCAAGTTATAAACTCGGGCAAATGCATAGAGAGAACCAGTCCACACAAATTCCGTATAAGTTCCTTGTGGCAATATTGAACGCGCCTGTTCAGGAGCAACACCATCGGCCAAAAGTTTATTGTAAAGATCCAAACATTCCTTAGCAACGCCATCATATTCCTGACGAAGTTTGATGCACGTATCCATATCTTCGATTGGACCACTGCTGCCTTGCTTTGCTCCATCAGTAGGAGAACTTCTCCACAGTGGAGTATAGATCTCAGGCTCATAGGTGACATACCTACGACTGACTTCGTTCATCACAAGACCAATCTGATGCTTACCAAGTTGTGCACGAACAAAGATTGGGCACTTGATGCGCAAACTAATCTGTGCATGACAGAATGGAGTGAAGTGATTGTGCTTTGCAAGATAGCGAATAAGCTTGGTGTCTCTATCAGACAGTTCTTTTTTATTGAAGCCTGTCCAATTAGGATCGCTCTGCCAAGAACTTTCTTTATTGAAAGAAACTCTTGCAGCATTAACAACACTAAGATCGGAGCCCATATAGTCCACTAGATCAACGTATCCGTGATCTAGGACAAAGTACTTAGTCTGCTCCATTTTTATGTTCTGAATCTCGGTCATCTTCATCCTCATCTACAAGTTCAACTCTCACACCATCAATCTTTGTAAAGTCCGCAGCGTATTCTCGTGCTCGGGACCACAGACCTGGGTCCATCTCTTTTACGTATTCACCAAATCGCTGCACAAAAGTAAGATAGGCTTCACTGGCCTTTAAGATATCTTCTTCTGTCATGTCTTCATTATCATCCATTTTAAACCTTCTTCCAGTAAGTATACTTCATTTTGGCTTTTAGTCCAGAATAAACATTGTTGATAATCAATTTTATGGTTAAATTGGTTCCATAGACCTTTACCATATCATTGACATCTTTCTTTTCTATTTCTTCGGGCCAGATTACTACATTTCGTCCGGCGTCAATATATCTACCAATCAGGTTGACAATTTCTAGATTTCTAGGTTCATTGTCAAACACAAACACAATCTTTGACTTTGCAATCTTTGCAGGCATAGTATCAAGCCAGCCAGCACCTTGCATTGCCACTCCATTGGGAATGAACATGGAGTCAATCGGGCCCTCGGTAACATATACAGTTTCCCGAGGGTCTACTTTATCTAGGTTGTACCAAAGCCGTTCTTCGCC